CAACACCAATCACCTTGCCCCTAAACCAATCATCTCCAACCGAATCGGGCATTACAATCTTTCCAAGTTGCTCCCTTGTTAATTTTTTAACTAAAATGTTCTTATGTAATGGTATCATCTAACTCTGCCTCCAAAAAATTTTATATTATATTTAGTTCTTAACCCCGACCTTTGAAGTCATTGGGGGAATATTCTTCAAATCCAGCCTGACGCATAAGTTTCTTTTTTTCGGCACGATTTTTAATTAAAGGACGAAAACTGTGGCCGAAACGCTTCCATTCGGCCTGCGGATGAAGACGAACCGCCTCTTCAATTTGTGTCTCCAATACCCCTAATGTTGCAGAATATCTCGGAGTATCTTTATAGGCAATATTTACAACTTCTGTTTTTACTTCTTTAGGATTATACTTAATGGTATATTTACGTTGATGTGCTCCACAATTAACGCAACGTCTATCCCACACACCGTCTATTACATCATACGCCCGATACCCACACTCACAGTTATACACCACTCTCTTAGTCATTCTACGCCTCACCTACAACTAAATATTCTATTTTACTTTTCTCCTCTGAATCATCATTCTTGATATACACAGTACCAGTTGGCTTAAACACGGTTACTTCACCCTCCGGCACCTCAATCTCGGCAGAAAAAGTCGAGGAAAAGCTTGTATCAATATCAACATCATTGGCAATACATTTTAGAATTATTAAGTGAACTGTACCAACATCGCCAACATCTAAAGCTTCCTCTGCATCCGCTGTGGCCTGTTCCATATATTGATAATGTACCCTTGCTGGCGTAGTTGTAGTACTGAATTTTTCAGCCAATTGCTGTAACTGACCTAATCCTGTAACTTCTGCAATTATACTTACTGTACACTCTGCCGCCATCACTTAACCTCCAACTTTTTTATCTCAACAATACAACCCCAAGGAATTACCGTATAATCCGAATCTCCATCAGATGTCATATTATGAGATAATTTTAACATTCGTTTTTTATTCTTACTGTTTTTATTCTCAATAAAAAACCCTACTGTTTTAACGAGAGTCGTTTCAGCTTTATCAATTCCAGCAGTATCATACCACTTTGCATCGCTTGTTGTGTCCTCCCACTTTACTAACACAGGAGTATATTTATTAAGCTTAATTGATTTCATCTTTTTCAAAGAAAATCATCTTTTTCAAAGAAAATTACTTCTTCTTTCGTTTCAAATGCGTACCCGTAATTGTTTTCTTTTGTTGTGAGGCGTAGAAAACATCTTCTCCCTTTTCTTTACCATACTGTTTTTCCATTGCTTTCTTTATTTTTTTACCTTTTCTTGTCAACGGCATTATTCTATTTCCTCCAATACTTTTATAGCATCATATTTCTGTAATACTAACTCGATGATTTCCGACCTAACAAAATAATTCATCCCCTGCGCCCCACGGTATCCCCAACTATACAATCCCAATATATTTCCATACCTATCAAAAATTGGGCACCCACTATTACCAGGATTAGTAGCAGCGTCAATTACTAACATATTTTTAGTCCCCATAAAATCATCAGGGGCGTTGGTCGCCGATACAATACCTTTAGTTAAAACAGGAAATACCCCAAAAGGGTTTCCATACGCCCAAACAGTCTCACCAAGTTTAGCGTTATCAAAAGAAAGAGAACTTTCAACATCATTACTATCAACTTCAATAAACCCAATATCCGCCTCTGTTTCCAAATACCAGAATTTTGCTTTATACTCCTTCCCATCAATAGTAAGTATGTCGGCTTTAGATATACCATCTACAATATGACCGGCAGTAAGTATCAGATTGTCCCTAATAAATATTCCGCTTCCCTGCCAACCAGAATTATACTCACCTTCACATTTTATTTGTACTACATTTTTCAGAGGCAATAAAGAATTACCTATAAAATAATATTTCGATAAGTACACATCAAAACCAAGTAAAACACCGCCCAACAAAGCGGATATAAGCAGCCCAAATATAATTATTCTTTTTTGTAATTTTCTCATTTTACTCCCTCACCAGTTCGTTGTTGCTGTTGATTCTTATTAGCTGTTCTCGATGGCTCAGACGCACCGAAGGTATCATTCATCTGACCAGGTGACTTACTACCTACATTCGGCCCTTTAGGTCTTTGTTCTCGCCCAAGCGGCTGCATTGCATACCCTATTCCTTGAAGCTCGTGGGGTATTGCTTAGGTACATCAAGTTCCGCCCCTTGTTGAGCAGCAAATTGATAAGTTGGTAATACCCATTGAGTCATAAATCCCATAAGTTTCTGGGCTAATATTTCTGGTGATGTTCTCTGTGTAGAATAAGGAATAATCTTAAATACAAAATCATAAAAGTCTCCAACTCTATCGGCGGAAGAAAATACTTTTGGTAAATCACCCACACCTGGTATTTGATGAATTAGCGGTATATATTCTGATGGGTCTTGTAAAACCTTATAAGCCAGTTTATTCAAAATACTTGTCATAAATCCGTGAAAACGAGTATTCATATTATTTACAATACGGGAGGCAATTCATCCAATTATAGTTTTCCGGATTTACACCACCAAGTGATTCTTTCCTTATTTCACCGGCAGTACTCATCTCCAATACATCAAGATTCTTGGCATTTGTTATCTTCTTACCTAAGTTTGTATGTCCTGGGGGGACAAACAATAAGTCCTTCTGAGTCTCAGCCTGCTCTCTTGCAGTTTGAGCCATTGTATTCATTGTAACATCCAAATCGTGCCACTGCCACGCAGGCGGAATAGGATAAGTAGTACCTGGAAAAAACCTATATCCCAGAAAATCATAAGGAGAACCCCCTGGGCCATCTTCTTCAACAGTATGTAGGATTTTAGCCGCTTTACCATAAGGCATTATAGTAATAGTAATACCTTCATCATATAAATATAAATCTATAAAGGAAGTATATTCCCTTAAAGACAATCTATTTATATCCCACTCACCGTTTGAAATCTTTTCAGGATGATAATCAGAAGTTAATTTACAATCAGAAGATATATCATCTGCATATTTAGAATATAAATCCTTGGCGTATTCTGTAGGAAGTTTATAAATATCCCCCTCAATAATAAAGTCTTGTCTCGTTTTGGCTGCAACATCTCCTATATAATCAGCATCATCAATAACCCGTATTACTTGTTTACCATATTTTATAATATCGTCATCAAGATTTATAATTCTATCATATTCAGTAAATGTCCGAGTAATCCCCGCACCAAACATTGAGTTTATAGCAGCAGGAATTAAGACACTTTCTGCAAAATTCATTTTATCAATAATAAAGTTTAGAGCAAGTTGAGTAGTAAACGCCCAAGGGCGGCAATTAGCTATCTTTGTTTCAACAAGAATTTTGGGATTACCTTCTACAAGATAAGGAACTATGGTGAATACCCCTCGGTCGATAAGATTTATAAGATGTTCTCGTCCATACCCTGCGTCAAAGAAACCGGAAGCCCATAATGCAAGAAGTTTCTGTCTCTTTTTAAGTGGCTCTTCCTGACGCTTTTGCCACGCCCGCACAAGCTTCTGACATCTAACCTCAAATTTTCTGTCCTCTCCGAGTCCGTTGTTATAAAGAAGTTTCTTATTATTCTTGGCCATTATATTCCTTATATCGTTGCCGCTATTACTGCCGCCGTTACACCACTATGAATAGCAGCATCAAGAGCATAGTCGTGAGTCTTTTGTCTCTCATCTGACTCTAATCTTAATTTACTTGACTTAATCCGAGTTTTTTCTTTTTCTAACTTTTTAACATAATCAATTTTTGCTTGTAAGTGTTCGTTCCAACGACTCTTTTCAGCAGCCATTCTACACTCTGCTTTTGTTACTTCATTTATCTTAATATCCGCAACCGTATTAGGGTGTAAATCATTCATTAGTTTGTCTCCTAAAATAAATATTGCCGAATCCTAAACCCCGACTTTTCTTTTTCTAATTCTTCATTGACATTATTAAATCTTTGCTGAAAACTATTAGGCGGAGGATTCTCTGCTTGTTCCCAAACACCCTTCATTTGTTCATTGCAGGCCAGTACAGCCAACCCAGCAGTTATAACTCTATCGCCGTGCCTCTCCAAAGCTCCAGTACTCAAATCAGCCTTCTTGGAAACCACAGCACCAACCCCACTATCCCTAAATACATAATCAAATAATTCATCTAATAAATCTTTATCGTGAATTATAATTGATTTGTATTCTCCAATATTATCGGAAAGCCCACCGCTTAATGCTATTGCAAGCTCACCCAACAAAGCATCTTTAGCTTTTGCGTGACCAAACCAACCCCACTTTTGAACCTGCTTACGAGTTTTAGAGTCCTCTCTGCGTTGGGTATAAATATAAGGATACCTATGAAATACCAGCCTGTTAGTAAACATAGTACCACAACCGCCGCCAGTATCCCAAATTATATATGTAGGCCTAACTCCACCACACCAATATGCCATACCTACCGCTATATCAGCCAAATCTTCTGGTTTAGTATTAGCGTCCGCCCAAGCCCCTACTTGCTCGTAGGTATTTCTATCATATATCATCATAGCAGAATTAGCAGACCCCAAACCATACGATGGGTCAACCGCAATAATATAGTTATGTCGTTGCTCCGGCCTACCAAATGGTAATTTTCCCCACCATTGTAACTTCCCCATTACTCCGGATAAAAACCGTATATTCTCAATATTCATTACACCATTAGAATACTGCGATATTAGTAGTTCCCCCCTATAATCCGGCTCACGAATATCCCTTTTTTTAATTTCCTCAAGAACAGTGTGGTCAAAGGGGGTATCCGCTGAAGCAAGCGGGTTAGCCATTACATTACAAATAAAGTCTCTTTTATTTCCTTTTCGTTTAATCTCTTGTAAGTCAAACCAAGGCGAGCGATAAGGAGACGGTAACCCTTTCAAACCATCTGCTACCATCAACTTTTTCAAGTGGTCTGGTAAAGCCTCGTAGTTTATCTTAACAGATTTTTGATTTTTATACAAAATTGTGCTCATTGGTTTATAACATAATCCAACACATCTGGGTGATTCTGTCTCCACCATTCAACATCAATTAATTCAACTTCACCCGATTCTTTTGTTTTATATAAACCATACGCCTCTACTGGTGAATCATACCATAATAATTCTATCAACTCTGTTGTATCCTTTTGCAGAGCCAAATTAAATGGATGATTCGCTCCCAACCAATGAGTTGAGGAATATATAACACAATCAGCGATGTCGTGTACCGAGCCTTCTATAGACTCTGCTGTTGAGTGGTCAACCCTCCCAAATTCATCTAAAAGAAGAGCAGTTCCTCTACTACCGGCTGCAAAATTTTCATTAGTAGTATCACCAGAAAAAGAAGAGTTTGTAGCAGGGATAGTTAAGTTCATATCCTTTCGGCAAGTTCTGGGATTATACCCTGTCAATTCAAGCCACCAAGACGGCAAATAATCAAAAACCGAATCTATCTTGGCAAAAAGAGTTGTTGGGTCACCGGAATTATCGACCAACTCCTTTTTTCTTGAACCAATAATAAAATGAGAATCACATTCTAACAAAGCCTTTGCAGCAAATAGTTTACAACAAATCTCAGAAGCACCCTGCTTTCTACTTTTATTTAGACCTGCATCCCGCTTATTATCTATACACCAGTTCAACCGCTCAACTGCCGGTATTTGTGCTGGCCGTAGTATAAACGGTTGATTCCTTTCACCAGGAGGTAACTGTGGGTTCAGCGTCCAAAATGTTGTTGAGAATACTATAGGGTAATACCTTCTACATAATTCAAGGAATACTTTTTGGAGGTTCTTGTCGACAGCTAACATCGAATGTAGCTCGACCCTAAACCGTATATTTTCCTGTATCTGAGTAGGTATCGCCCTATAAAATCCTTCAGGAGAATTAAATATTTTACTTTTTGGTTTTGACATTTATCGTATCTAAAAGTCTACCGGCAAAACTTTCTATTTCCTTTTGAGTAATTTCTTTTATTTCAATCGACTTTTTATTTATTTCAATTACTCTGGGAGACGACATTTAAGAAGAAACCTCAATAAAGCTTCATTAGGTAATGCCCTCTTGGTCTTAATTTTTGCGTTAGCGGGGACATCTCGCATTTTAGGTTTACCTCTGTCATCATACCCATCTGGTACTTTGAGAACATTTTGGACTTTTTCCTGATACTCATAACCAAGGGCACATTTAACTGCTGTAGATATTAAAGCAATATCAGCCCTTTGGCGGGCTATATCCAGAAACTCATCAACAGTGGTACATTCAGCCTTGAGGTCTTTTAGCCACTTTATATTGTCCTCACCAAGTGCTCCAAGAATAACACCTACGTCTGCAACGCTTTGACTATTCTCAAGCAAATCTTTAGCTACAAGTGCAAAGGCTGCCCCAATATCTTTTTTAGGCCTCCCCATCTAATTCCTCACAAATACTTTGTGTAAACTTATACACATTATCCAAGTCAAATCCAACTATAGAGCCTCCTACACAAGCTTGGTATTGATTTCGTACTTTTTCTGAGGCTTCATTCCAAATATCAAGAGCAACATCAGTACAATGCCTATAATAACCCTCTTTATTTTTATTTCTCCACCACTCATCAAACTCTGTCATTTAAGATACCTTAAAATATAACCATATATCACGATATATTCTTTTAACTTTGTATTTAACATTATATTTCAACCACAGTCGAAGCCGCAATAATTTACCACATTTTAACCATTTATTCTTTGAGGGAAACCATCCCCTATTATTTTTACACCAATTAGATGTATATTTACATATTCCTAAATTACCATCACATTGCCAGCAAAAAAAAGAGTATTTATTACAAACTTTCATTTATTTACTCCAACAACTTTTTTCGGCATCGGCTTTTAATTCTTCTTCTACTTTTATAATAAACTCTGTATTTTTTGCAACAAACGGTTCCCCTAATTCTTTCTTCAACAAATCACAAAGGCCTAAATCAAACCTAACATCCCTTCCTTCTCTTGCTTTCATATATTCTCTTTGAATCCATCTCAAAGCAGCCTCCCAACCTTCTTCGTATTTATCTTTATAATAAGAGGCGTGTGAGTAATCTATTACTTTCTTCTTAAACCACCTACCAAATTCTTTATGTATCGAAGATATTTTCTTCATTTTTCTGTCCCCTAATTAAATTAAGATAGACCTCGGTATTGTAGCAACATTATATATTTAGTGTCATATATAGCTTTGCTCATTAAGACACATTAGGGTATAAAGATTATTAATAATTTTATTTATAAACAGCTTTAGCTGTTTGCGGTGGCGTTGGCGATTAATAGCCACCGCAATCTTTCCAAGTTATAGTTAAATATAATATATAGCCCCTCTATACTTACTACGAAATAGGGGGGAGTTTTGAAGAAATGTCTTGACATAAAATTTTATAGGAAGTTATAACCCCTTATAATATAAAGAGATAAAATTTTCAAAATATTTTATTTTTTTCACAACACAATATTATTGGACGTCTAAATACTGCTACTTATCGGACACTATGGGGTATATGTCACTGGTGACATTAAGGTATAAAATAAGGACTTACGAAATAATAGTCTTATAATATATTATATATTTAAGTAAAAATACACTACACTATAAAATAAGGGAATATTATAAATTTTTAGTATGGTGTTTTTAATTTATTTTTAATTATATTAAGTACAAATATACCGTAACTGCAAATTCACTCTTTTATTAAATTTTATATTACAATAAAATATTGTACAAAATATACACCATTATAGGGGTTAATTTGTATAAACTATTTTACAAAATCGGACGTTAAGAGAAAATATCTGAAAATTTATATTATAGTTTTTGGTGACTACTCACCTCCCCGAATCTCTCTTCACGTATCTCCCCTACCCCACCCCCTTAATCGTTATAATCGTTACAAACGGCGGTTCAGCCAAGCGTTAAATAATCACTTAACAACGAGTATATCCACTAAGCCTGTTAGATATTTACTTAACGTATCAGGCTGTATATAGTCCGATACATGATAGTGGGTATGTGAGGGTTGTACCGGTTGTAGGGGTTGTGTGGGTTGTACTGGTCACCACCAACACATTATACTATTACACACAAAAATATATCAATATATAAAAGATTATACTTGCATTGCAAGCAATAATAGGTTATACTATACTTATGAACAGACTATTTAACAATATCGGGGTGGTTGATATGCTACGACTCGTGGTTTTGGCATATCTATCACTATGTTAAGGGGATTAAAAATGTTAAGACTAATCAGACAAATAGCAACGTGGTATTACAGACGCAAAGTAACAATCCACAAAATTGAATTACTTTAATCGTCTTTTTTTCAAAAAGAAAAATCACATTACACATCATTATGTTAAAGGGAACGATTATGTGTAACCAACAAGATTGGAGTTGTCAAGTGAAACAAAGACTAACAAATATTCTTAATAGATTTTACTGCTTACCAGTAAAAATGCGAAAAGCTCGCAATGAAAATGCTGTTTGGATTTATACTCCAACAACAAGCCAATATCCTATTCTCATAAATGATATTGACTTTGAAGAAACGGACGAATACTTGGAACATTATCTACGTTGTGTTTTAGGATTTAAGTTTGACCACAATATTTTACTAAAAGAGTACTAAATATAAATAGAAAGGTACAAAATATGATCGCTGAAAAAAGGTACAAAACAATTATGGACAAATATCTTGATGGTATCTACAATTTATCGCCAATTGAGAGCAAACTATACTTTAGTAAATCTCCTTGTAGATGCTGTGGCTCAACACTTGAGGGTTATAGGAGGACTTTTACCGGCACAGTTGGCAAGGCACACAACAACAAAAGGGCTAAATTAAGCTGTTGTCTCGATTGTTTCAGCTATTTATTTGAATAAACCACATTATTTATTTGTAGTTAGGCAAAGCCTAACGAATCGTTAAAAATAATTTATTTTTAACTTGCATTAGTACTTTGTATGTGTTATACTTTAAGTAATGAATGGAGGTGAATAATGTGGTGCAATATGACAGATTTGACAGATTTATGGCGGTGGCTAACAGAAGGTAACAACAGGGGGTTCAATATGACAGATGTATGGCAATTAGAAGATGGCCAACAAGTTGTGGCAAGTGAAGATTTGAACGATATTATCGACTGTGCTATGGGTGGTGAGCAGTACTCCATAGACTATCTTAAATCTTTATGGCCAAAATGTAGTTGGCAAACAATCAAAGAGCGTATAAACACAGGAGGCTCTGCTTGGTATGTTTGGTATATGGACGGAGTAAATCAGCATCTTATAAATATTAGTTAGCCACTATTGCCCAGCAGGATGTCGTTCTTTTGGAGGAACGACAAAAGGATGTCGTCTTTGCCGGTTCGACTCCGGCAACTGGGCTTATGAAAATACTAACAAATACTTCAATATTGACTAAATTAAAGAGAGGGTTTAACAATGTCTATATCACTACCAAACAATAAGGCTGAAAAGAAAGCCAGATATAAATTACTGGTAAAACAAAACAACATGACAATTCAACAAGCAAGACGAGAGTATCGGCGTTATTTGTCTTGGCTAAAATAAACGGAGGGCAAAAATGGAACACCTAAATAGAAAATACCATTTGGGGATGTCCCTAACTCGATACGATACTCACCTATCAGAAAAACGACAATATGATGCCGTTCCATTGGAGGAACGACAATGGGAATATGAGTGCCCTTGTGGTTATATCTGGATAGATAGCCAAAATAACGGCTGTCCGATGTGTGGCAATACTGTCGGTATTATCCCACAACCATACGAAACCAAACATCCTGATAAGTTTGGCAAACGTGGAACGACAAAATAATCTTCTTTGGGGTAGGGTGAAAAAGAATGAAAAAAATAGTTATGAAATGTCAGCGGAATAAAATAGACAGCATACAAGGCTGGCTCTTTACTTATGCCGGTTTACGCCTTGTTGTAACAAAGGAGATTACTAACTGGAAATGGTGGCGTGTGTATGAATACTCTACCGGCTGTAATTTAGGTAGCAAACCAAGTGGAACTACCCGCAAAAAAGCTATACTGAATGCCCAAAAATTATTAGACCGCCTTGGCTCATTGCGTATCTGTAAGGGTCTCCAAACCGCTATAAACCAATCAGGGATATTAAACCCAGTAGAGTTAGTGTCAGAAGTAGAGTTAGAGCGACTACCAGAAGAAGACGCTAAACTTATCAAGCAAGCAAGTAAAAGCCCATATATTTATTACTCTAATGGTATTAAATATAGACGCCAAAAACCAAGTTATCGTCAATTAGATGGTGAGTGGTATCGTGTCGGACACGCTTGGTCGCCGAAACAAGCCAAACAATTAGATGAATACCATAAAAGAGTTGCCCAATCCCCCTTTGAGAGACAAATACTTATGCTTTCAGATGAAGAATTAGGAAAATCTTTGAACAAAATGATTAAACTTCGTTCAGAAATACCAAACACGCTTATTGAGCAATGGCGAATAGAGGATGCAGACCGCAAAATAGACTTTATGCAAAAGGAATGGCAACGCAGAGGTGAGGAATAAATTATGATAAGACATAAAATATTATGTTTTTTTGGTTATCACAAACCAGACCATAATGGTATATATGGTAAAGATGTAAAAAGAGCAAAGAATATCCAGTATCAATGTAAATACTGTAATTGCTGGATAATAGAGCGTAAAAAGTCTAATAGTAAAAAATAACAAAAATATTTTAGGGGAATTAAAGTGGCCACACAAACAGAGTATAAGGTAATAGCAAGTATTATCAAATCTGAATATACTCGATATGATAATACAGGCGAAGATGGTTTTGAGGGGAAAAACGCAGTAGCAAAAGTTGCTTTTGGGTTAGCAGATTTTTTCGATTCTTATAGTATATGGTTTAATCGGGACAAATTTATAAAAGCCTGCGGTATAAAGGAAGAATTAAAATGAAAAAATATTGTGTGCAAGTAGTAGAGGTACATCGACAAGATATATTTGTTGAAGCCGAAAGCCCTGAACAAGCAAAGGATATTGTATATTTAGGGGCGGGCACAAGCGGGGAATTACATTATAGTCGTACTTTGGAAACAGACAAATGGACAGTAACAGAGGTAAAATAGTAAATATGTATTCAATAACAATAAATAAACAAAAACTGTACGATTTGATTTGTAATAAAGTAGATAAAATAATCAAAAAATATAACCCTTGTGGCATTCAAATAAAAAAGGGAAAAGTTACTTGTAAACAGGGAAAAATGCGTTGTTGTAATAATTGTTTTTACTTATCAAATAATGGTTGTACTGTAAAATGTTTGGGTTGTAAATTTGGTTTTTGTCCTGATTTAGAAGGTGATGATGTAGTACGTCAAACTATGAAACTACTGAAACCCTTATATATTCTTGCTTTTCTTAACGATTTTTTATATATCCGTAGTAGTAAAAAAGAAATTTTAACAGGAGTAAGCCTAACAAATGACAGAGAAATGGAATATCGTAACATTTATAATGCTTTTATAATACCCTACTTTTCTTACAAAATAGATAGAAAACTTGTTAAGTGGAAAGCAAAATATGAACAACAACAAAAAACAACCTGATATACAATTTACTAAACTAACCCCTAAAGATTTATCAAGGCACAAAGAATGTTGTATTCGCTTGCTAATGAATAATAGATACACAAATTTTACCGTTTTTGCCGTTGATTTGCATGAAGCTATACAACGTTTTTACAATACATTTAAGTAAATATTGAATAGTATCTGTCTAAACTTTCAATGGAGAGTTTAGTTAACCAGTAATAAGGGCGGTAATATGTCCTGTAATTGCTGGTAGGCGGGGTCAACTAATTGGAATAGGTTGCCATCTTCTCAGGATGGTCATGCGTGTTCGAGCCACGCCCCCGCTATTGTATCTAATTGTTAAATAAGGAGTTATAAATATGTCTATGAAAAAATATGACCTTTTCAAAATATTACAAGAGCTTAATAAAATAAATGATACACACCTTAGTATATCTTCTGATATAAAAGAGGCAACAATATTATACGACAAACAAAAAGATATTTTCAACCCTGTCTCATATATTCACTACCGTTTTCCTTGTACACAAAAGGCTTATTTGCTTATTTTTGTAGAAGATTATATTACTTCTATTTTTCCTCACAGTATTGCAAAAAGGATAAAAACTTTAATACGAAAAAAACCAACAGATACTACAAAATTAGAAATAAAGATATTCCCACCAACCAGAATAAGGTATGCTTATTTATATACCAATTACTTCTCTTGCAAAGGAAGTCTTGGAAGTTCTTGTATGCGTTATAAAGAAAACCAAAAGTCGTTGAATTTTTATATTAAAAATAATGTAAGGATTGTTGTGCTTATAGACAATAAAAGTAAAATACACGCAAGGGCTTTACTGTGGGATAGCGTTAAGAGCACAAAATCTAAAGAATCTTTTATATATTTAGACAGAATCTTTACGGTATCAGACTCATACTTACAGCTATTCTATGGTTTAGCAGAAAAAAATAAATGGAAATGTTATGGTTCTACATCTGCTGGGGAAGCAAACCCTTACTATTATATAGAAAATATAAATATAGAGGGTATTTGTCATTTTCCTTGGACAGATACATTTCAATATTTATTTTATAAAGATAATATTATTACATCGAGTACAGAAGCAAGTATTACAAAAAAAATAAAACATAAAGAAAATTATATAGAGCTAAAAATCACAGATAATGAGGGTTACTTTCACGAACTTGACCCAAATTCTGTAATTGAAGCAATTACTGGCAACTATATATCCAGAAAGAACGCAATAAGGCTAAAAAGATATAGCGGGTGGGTACTAAAAGAAAATATTGCAAATATAAACGGTGATTATTATAGTAAACACGACAAAGCAATAATAAACTCAAAACTCGATGGGTATATCCTTAAAGAAAAATCTGTGAACGAGGCTCTCACTAATTCAATAATTGATAAGACTAAAGCCGTCTTCTCATCGAAATACAATAAATATGTGCATAAATCTAATGTTGTATATGTAAATAATGGTATATACCACAAGCAGGATAAAGATATTCGGGTTTTGAATAATAAATGGTATCATATTTCACAGTGTTTTGTAAATTATGATAGAAGACAAAGGAATGCAGAATTAACAGAAAAATTCCATCATTTCCCTCAATATGCTCCTGCCCGTATGGGTAAGTTGATACCAAGAGAACACGCAATAATAGCGTATGACCTTTTTTATAATCCAGTATTAAGCGACCTTGAATATCAAGAAGTATATTTACTTAATAATACCCCCAAAACATCTTATGTAATATTAAATACAGGGGTTTATATAATAAACTCTTCTGCAAATCAACAATACTTAAAAAAGTTTAACGGCAAGTGGTATATAAAACAAATTTCCAAAATATTACTTTCTACGAAAGAAAAGGTATTCCAAAAGACACAAATAAAGTGTGAAAATTTTGA